TACGGTAGGGTCCAACAACGTTATAAACGTTTGCATTCAGCTCGTTAGCATCAACTTTAGTAAGTGCCATCAGGTCTGCTGCAGGTAGCTTACTGTAATGTCCAATGCACTGGCAGTATCTGAACTTGCCCGCAAGACATCGCTAGCATTCATAATGATTTTACTGCCAGAAATCATCTCTAAAGAAGAGCCTGCAGGAATTGGCGCACTCTTAATTAAGAAAGCTGCATCTCCAGTGTTGGGAAGAAGGTAAACATTTCCTAATGCACTGCTACCTGTTTTGTTTGAAATCAAAACACTGAGAAGAATTAAGGTAGCACCGCCGCTAACTGTAATGATATTTGTAGCCGAACTGGATGTAACATCCGCAGTTGAAAGGCTGGACTTTGTAGTTTTTGTAAACGTATTTGCCATGTCAGCCTAGGGCAACGATAAGAGCAAGGTTGTCTGTTGAGTTAAACGATCCGCTGATAGAAACGTTACCAGTAATGTTCACGTTGCCAGGGATTGTTACTGCGCCTGATGAATCTATTGTAAGTCCTGCAACACCTCCAGTAACAAGAGAAAGCCAACCTTGACTAGGACTGTAAATACCAGTGCTTGTGCTATTGGCAAATTTAATTGCTGGAGAAGCTAATGTACCAGAAGCAAGAAGTGCATTGCTGAAGTCTTCTCGCAATAACGGATAACCACCAACAGTTGTTCCATCGTTAATAACAACAGTCTGTTTTGTAGTATCGACTACAACTTCACCAACGGCGCCAGTAAAGCCGCTGATGTCAAAAGTTGTTCCTCTACGGAATTGTACTTGAGTTGCCATAATACTATCCTAACGCAATTGCAATTGCAACAGCAAAATCTTGAGAAGCAAGGGTTGCTGTTTCATCTGGAAAAGTTAAAACTCTATTTGCAGTTAATGTTGTTGGCGTAATTGTTACAGCATAAGTGCTAGTACCCCCTGCTCGACCAGTAACAATAATGCCATCCTGTGTAGCCGCTTGCCTAAAAGTCTGTCCAGTTGCATTAGTAAAAGTATTGGCACCAGTGAATGCATTATTACTGCCAACATAAGCAATTGTTCCGCCAGCACCAAACGCAATACTTGAACCATCTGTTCCAGTAAATGTCAGGGTGTTAGATGCTGTCAGAGTTTTACCATCAGCAATTGTTAAAGTTGACCCTGTTGCTGGTGCAGTAATTGTTACTTTGTTAATTGTTGTTGCAGAAGCAACACCTAGGCTGGGAGTAACAAGAGACGGCGATGTAGCAAAAACTAACGATCCGCTACCTGTTTCATCACTGATAACACCAGCAAGTTGAGATGAAGTAGTAGAAGAAAAGAATGAAAGATTGTTAACACTTAAAGCAACGGTGCCCGTAGCATCTTGCAATGTAACAGTTCGTGTACCAGTTGGATTGGTAACAACAAGCTTAGTACTGTTGGCAGTTGCAGTAGTTCCTTGGAAAACTAAACTACTTGCAGTTCCATCAAGGTAAAGGGAGTTTGCAGCACCAAGGGTGCCAGCATATAACGTAGTTGCTGTTAAAGAAGTTAACCCGGCAACTGTATTAGTGCTGCCACCAAGAGCAATTGAAGTGCTGCCAAGTTGAATATTTGAGTTGGCAAGCTGGCTATTTGGGATTGCACTGGTGCCAAATTGTCCGGTAGAAGAACTGTAAGTTAATCCTGAACCTAAAGCGACGCTGAGACTTCCACGAATATTGGAGTCAGTAACAACAGCAAAGTCGTAATTGCCAGTCGAAGAGCTATAAGTAAGCGAGCCATAACCAGTACCTGTTGTAGAAGCGGTGAAGTTACCCCGAATGTTAGCGGCAGTAACAACGTTGTAATTGATTGTTCCTGTTGCACTGTCATAACCAATAGAACCAAAACCTGTGCCAGTATTGGTTGCACTTAATGATGTCAGCAGTGCAAGTGTGCCTGATGCATTAGGTAAGTTGATTGTGCGTGTTGCTGTTGGATCAATAACATTGAGTGTTGTCTTGTTTGCATCAGCAGTTGATCCCTCAAAAACAACGCCTGTACTGCCAAGGGTAATGCTGTTTGCTGCTCCTGCGGTGCCTGCAATAACACTGGTGCTGCCTGTTACCGTAGTGGCTGTAAGAGCTGTAAGGTTACTGATACTGTTACTGGAGCCGCCAAGAGAAACAGATGTACTGCCAAAAGTAACCGTACTGTTAGCGAGCTGGGAATTAGGGATTGCACTGGTGCCAAATTGTCCTGTAGCAGAGCTATAAGTTAAACCTGAGCCAATAGCAACACTTAAAGCGCCGCGAATATTTGCATCAGTAACAACACTGTAGGTAAAAGTTCCAGTTACAGTGCTGTAAGCAAGTGAACCATAACCAGTGCCCGTGTTTGCTGCAGACAGCGATCCGTAAACACGAGCAGTTGTGTAGTAAAGATTAAGACCTTCAGCAAGATCAGTTGTAGTATTGCCTGCAAAATCAAGTTTGTCTGTCGGTGTATTTACTTCTTGAAATAAACCACTGACTAAAGCAAGAGCTTTTCTGGTTGCCATGGTTAACTCAACTTAATCGTAGGTTCCAATTGAATTGAGAACCGAGTAGAAGAAACAGCCTGACCAACGCTAACAACATATTTACCAGCACCAGAAGGAGCAACATTTGTGATTGCGCCAGGTGTGGTAGCAGACAGGTAGTAGTAATCCCCTACGTCTAAACCAGTTAAACCAAAAACACCAGCAACTAAAATTTGAATTTGATTGCCAACAGTTTGAGTTTCATTGGCAAATCCAATTACATGTGATTCGTTTTCTGTTCCAGAAGCAACAGCTGGGTATGCTGCGCCAGTAGTTTGATCTAAGTAGACAGCTTGCCCTTGGTTAATTGTGGTGCCAGCAGCGGTTTTAAACCCAACTTCTGGTGCAACATAAACTGGAAACCCTTCTTTTAAATCAATAATGGCATCAACAAGACCGCGATAATTAGGAGCATATGGTTCTCGCGTCATTGCAAAACCGTTACCTGACATCAAGTCAACAAGGGCTTCAATCGCACCTACTATATTAGGATCGTAGGTAGCTGTCACCTGCTTTTCTCTTCTAAATGTATTCTAAGTTGTTGAATCCCCTAGAATAGTAAAAGCAGTTCCAAGTTTAGAATGTCGTTTGAGAATATCTTAGCGGCTGTATCTGGCGCTATTGGCGCGTTTTTAGGTATCAATAAAGCTTACAGCAGCTTTCAAGATCGGCTTGATCGTCGTTTTCAAACCATTGAAAAAGATCTTGAAACATTAGAAGATCGTGTTATCCGCGACTATGTTTTAAAGGAAGATTTCCGAAGAGAAATGGAATCTGTTCATAAAAAACTGGACAGGATTCTTGATCGGTTAATGGCTAACGGCACTCACTTTACTTAAACAAGTGTCCAGGTTGAAACACTGGTGCGGTAGATATAAAGGCCAGTTCCTTCAACATAGTGAAGCTGGCCATTAGCGGGGCTAGCAGGAAAAGAAGCTCCCATGGAAGCAACAGCTTTGCCGATCTGCCAGGCAGTACCGTCATAAATTTTTAAGATCTGACTGCTTGCAGTATCAAGCCAAGACTCACCTTTTGATAAAGAAGTGTAACCAATAGGTGACAGGTTGGGAGCAGTAGAACCAACAAACGTAGGCCCTATCTTGATTAAAGAAGAACCAGTGCTATTAGCAAAGAAGAGGCCAGGGTCCCCAACGTTAAGGTTTACAGCAAGCTCAGCTGCGCCCAACCTAGCAGGGAACGGGCGATCATATAAGATGGTCGAACGACGACTAAGAATTTGTACGGTCATTATGAATAAGTCCCTGCATCAAGAGTAAATTCTTGAGGGATACTAGGATCATAAGTTAAACAATCAAGCACAGTGACTGTTGCAGGATCTTCTGTTGGCGGATAGCAATTCATTGTTCCAGATGTATTTGTAAATGTCGTAGTAGAAACTACAGTAAAAGTTTTAGCAGTTACAGCAGTAATTTTTAAAATTGCATCAGCTGCTGTTCCTGTAAGAACATCTAGGTAAGCATAAGTACCGATTTGTAAATTATGGAACACAGCAGTTGTTACTACAATCTCTGCTCCTGTTTGAACATACGTTGCATTTGAAAAATCAAACCCTGAAGTTCTAGCGCCAGGATTAGAAAAAGGTAGGCCATTTAAATATACTCCATTATCAAGCAATCCAAACTGATAAGTTGTATCGTACTCGTCCAAAGGTTGATCAAGCATTCCAAAGTTTTCACCAAGAATTTGACTTGGTTCAACATTGATAAGCTTGCTCATCATTGCTGACATTCGTTGCGTACTGTTTTGTAAAACACCAGCTCTATTGACTGATCTATTTAAATTTCCTGTATCATCACGACGAATGTTATCCGATAATATCATAGAAAGAAGTTGAGTATCATAATTAGCGGTCTGAGTAGGTTGCGTAGAGGCACTGGCAACTTGTAAACTTCCAACCCACTTCATACCTTGTTTCATCATTGAAAGCCGCTCAGCAGCTTGCCTAAGCCGGTTATTTTCTTTATTAAAGTTCTTATAGAAGGTGTCTAGGTCATCTCCGATTGGCTTATCACTTGGCTCTAATAACCATTGATTAACAAACTGGTGCCGTTTAACATTTGCTACAGAGCAATAACCGTTAGTTGTAGAACTAAATGGATAAACAATCTTAAATGTATTTACATTAACAACTTCGGTTATTGTGTACTCTCCTGATATTGCTGAGCCACTTGTAAAATTTATTTGAATTTTACTGTTAGCATTTAATCCATGGTTTTCAATTGCAATTACAACGTTAGCACCAGCTTGCTGATAAGTTCCTGATCCAAGAACAAGCGTATTGCCTTCATCATGATTAATTGAAAACAAAGCTGCATAGATATGTTTGCACCAGCGCAGCTGATAATACTTTAGATTGTTATAAGAAGTTGCAGAAGTGTCGTTATAATTTGGAGTATCATAAAAATTTGACACTGTTGCAATATAGCCAAGATCACCGAAGGTTCCAGGTTGATCCCGAACATCAGAAATTGAGTTATCTTTATTTACTTTTTGTCCTGGCTTAACCGATGTAATTGCTGTATTTGGAAATTTATTGCTAGTGTTTTCTTTAAATAAATTATAACCAGAACGACGAGTGTAGTCAGGGCAAGTACACTGATAACGAATTTCAGTTGTTAAAAATCTACCAACAATAAACCCTCGATAAGCTGGAGCAATTATTTCTGTTTTGTTATCAGTTGTTTTTGCGCTATAGCTGTCTTCACGTTGAAAAATTAATTCAGTAGTTGTGTAATCAATTCCATTTAAGGTATAGCCTGCATAGTCTTCATAATCGTAACCAGAAATCAAACGATTAATGATTAGATTTCCACTTGTACTTCCGCTGCTTGAAGTTGTAAATTGAAGTTGAGTAGTGCTGGTAACAGTAATAATGTATTGCTTTGAAGTAACAGTTCCACTTGTAACATCAGCAAAAACTGTGTTTCCAGTTGCAAGGCCATGAGGGCTAACACAATTAACAGTTACAGTAGTTCCTGTTCTGCTATAAGTAGAGGCAACTCCAGGGTCTTTTTCAACTACTCGATCTACTAAACGTTCACCAAGAAGAAAAGGAATAGGTGGAAAAATAGAACGGAGCTTTACTCTTGTTTCATTCCAATTAAGATCAGAAAAAGTTGTAGCAGTTTTAATGTCTACAGTTCCAGTTGTAATTTCGCCTCCTGTAATTGTACATGTAAATGTATCGGTTGTTGCAGTTGCAATTGTTAATGTTGCCGTAGAAGCTGCGCCACTTGTTATAACTAACGTAACAGTATTTCCAACAGAATAACCATGATTGGTTGCAGTAACTGTTAACGTTGTTGACGTTTGTGTGTAGGTCCCACTTTGAACAGTTTTTAAATAACGAACAGCAAGAATAGATAACCCAAAGTTGTAAAAGTTAAATCCATTAGCATCTCTTATGCCAACAATCTGTTCATTAATTTCATCGGTTGCTGTAGGAAATGTAAAAACTCGCGCTGGAATATAGATGCCAGGGAACAGCTGGTAGGCGCAATACATCCTAAAGTCGCCATAAGAAGCTCGTTCAGTTGCGTATGAACCTAAAACACTTTGAGTAATTGTGTATAATTCATAGCCGCGTCTCCACCGCGCCCATAAAGAATCACGGTCGTAGAACTTAATGCGGCTTTTAAAGTCGTCAGATTTAGGTGTAAACTTAAACGGGTTATCTACCGCTTTGTAAGTTTCAATTCCATCAACAGGTTTACCTGGAGAATTAAATCCCTTGGTAACTCCAGAGCTAAAATTTTGAGTAAACCCGTTAATACGAGTCACAAGTTACCTCAATAGTAACCGCCTTGCATGTTGACGTAGAACCCGTTTGTAAGGGCCGTGCTGCCGCCTACAGACACATACAAAGCAGAACCATTACCAATTAACAAACCACGCATCTTAGGCGCCACAGTGCTGTTTGCGCTACTAAAATTAGCACCAGAATGCGTAACAGGTTGATTGATTAATGGAAGGATTGAATTAAGTGTTAAACTGTAGTTCTGCGATGCAGAAACACTAGGAACGCTAACCGTAAATAACGGCAAAAACTGAGAGATACTGGTAATGCTGCTGGTATTAACCAAGTAAAAACAAAAATCAGTAGGCAAATAAATATTGACGTTGCCAGTGATTGTGCCAGCAAGAGAAGGGATAGTGCAAGTAAATGTGTTAGCTGTGACAGCAGTTACAGAAAGAGTGTCATCTGCAGGAACTGAACCAGAACTATAGCTAGTAAAATCTAAATAGATTTGCTGACCAACTTGAACGTTATGGTTGGCATAAGTAACTGTAACGCTGGTGCTTGTAGCAGAATATGTACCAGTTACTGCAGCTGTAGGAGCAAAATATTTGTTGGATAACTGACTAAATTGAAACCAAATCTCGTCAATATAAGCACCACTAATTGAGTTATCAGTACCTGCAGTATTAACGTCAATAATTTTGGTGCTGTTACCAGTAGCCGTTGGAATCAGGCTGGTAGCAAAAGACTGCCCAGAAGCCGTTGTTACCAGTGTGCTGGTAAGCAACGGGCGATCCAGCATCATTGGCTGGCGGTTAACAGCTGTAGAACTCAAGGGTATCTCCGATTAATGCTAAAAGTATTGTAGCGCAATCAATTACTAGGTTTTTTGTTCTTTTCTTCTAACTTAATCCGTGCTTTTTTAACAGCTTCTTTACGTTTTTCTTTGTCACCTTCTTTCTTTTCTTCAGGGCTGGCGCCTTCTTTTTTTTCTGCCTTCTCTTTGAAGTGCGCAAGAAGAGCTGGGGGCATCTTACCCATTACACAGTAACAACAAGTTGTACTTATTCTAATGCAATCAAATCAATCTTTGTTCAGCAAACCCATACGTCATCATGCCTGGCACATGAGTTAACTTATCAGTACCGTTAGCAGAATGAGTGTGATGTTTAATGATGCCTTCATGAGCAGTTAAATTCTCTTTAAGAGCTTGACCTGCCATTCTTGTCCTGGATGGAGAAAACTCTGTCATATTCATTCAGGAATTGAAACACCTAAAGCACCTTGTTGAGTGTAACGGTTAGGAGCTTTTTGTGCTGAAAATGTGCCAGGGGTAGGTCCACCAAACACAGTACCTGCCATGCGGTGAATGGTTTCTGGATCATTTAAGTTTGCAGAATTAATAGCAGCATAAGCAATGTCTTTGTTTACACCTGACATTGGAACTGCTGCTGCAATTTTTGATAACTCTTTTTTATTGCTTCCAGAACTAGAACCCATGCTTTTGTACTAATCTTTACTTACTATAACAGCAAAAATTAAACGTACTGAGTTGGTTTAGATGCAGCAGCAATTGCATTGCTTAAGAAATCTTGACTGAAGCCAGGAGAAGAAAACAGTTCTTCCATTAACCCTGCAGTACCTGTTGTTTTATCTTTTGGTTTTAATTGTTCAACCACTTGAGAAATCAATTCATTATTTCTTTGTAAGTATTCAGCTAATTGTTTTTTGCCAGGGTCTTCTTGTTGTTCTGTTGATTGCGCTTGTTGTAGTTGTTGAGCACCTGGCATTGTTGCCATCACCCTTCCTTCTGGTGTTTTCCAACGCCCTGTTGCCCACCACTCGGTTTGTTGCGGCGTAATGTTAATTTCTTTACCTGCTACATGAAGATGAGTATCGTGCCCAGGGTCTCCAGGGCCTAAAACCTCAAGTAAACCGGGAACTACTTTTTTTAATTCTGCTCCACGCCAGCGTAAATCTCCTGTGCGTTTCTTCCAGTCACCCGAACGCCAGTCAGTAACATCTATAGCTTCACCAGAGTAGTGATAAGAACCAGGAGCATGTTTGCCTACTTTGCCAGAACCAACCTCAGGATTTTCTCCTGCTTTTAATCCGTATCCTTCAAAGGCTTTGGCTAAATCAACAACACTTATTCCAGCCATTGTTTTTAAACGTAAGAGTAAGATGATTGCAACATTTGATTTGCAATGTCTTGAGGATTACCTGGTTTGGGAATAGGGATATTTTTTAAGCCATAGGGGTCATCGTTTTGAGTGAAACTTTCTTTTTTAGATTTAACAACTGCTTCTAAGAGTTCATTTTGTTTATTAAGATGTTCAGTAAACGCAGAAAGAAACTCTTTGCTTGTTGGAGTTGTTGCGCTAGGTTGCTGTTGTTGTTGAAATTCTGGTTTTTGACTTGCTTCAGATAAACCTTGTTGAGCTTGTGGTAAAAACTCTTTATACTTACCGCTGGTATAGGTAGTCCATGCACCTAAACCTTGGCTTCCCAAGATTTGTTTTGCAGCGCGTGCGTTTACTGTTGGATCAAAAAGTTCTTGTTCACTTCTTAATCCAAACTGTTTCATCCTGGCAGGTCCAAGACCCCCGTGCATATTGACTTGAAATAGCCCAAATGATTTATCTAGCCCAGTTGGATTAAATGCTTGAGTATTTCCACTTGATTCTGCTAATGCAATAGCAGTCATTGTTGGAATTTTATCTTCAGCAACACCCTGCTGTCGCAGCAAATTAGCTATCTGCCCCGGTCTAAAATTTGCCATTATCGTAACTCTTCCATGAATTTAATTCTGGTGCCAATAGAAACATCGGCAGGACCAGGTAAAGCTTGAATAAATTCTGAACCTTCTCTATTAAACCTATATCGTGCTTGCTCTGGATTCCTATAGTTAGGAACGTATAAGTGCAATGCAAGACGATCAGTTTCGTATAAATAAATCTGTGTCCAGGTTTTAAGCGTATCTTTAAAGTCTGTAGTGCTAACGGTACGAACAACGTCACCAGCAATGTTTTCTAAACGTCCTTTTGGTACTTCAGCATTGTTGACGCTACCTGTCATATCGGTGCGCTTTTCAGCTTCATCACACCGACCAATCTGTTCAATAATTTTGCTGTACCAAAAAGAGTCTTGAATATTGTTAATTGCTTCTTCTAAACGTGCTTGGTCACCAGCTGGCACCGAGGTTAAGTTATAACCAAGGTGCCAACGAACTTTAGATTGATTGAATGTATCTAGTTTCATTGCATAAATTTATTGCACTTATTCGACTCTTACGAGATTTTCTGCAATAATTTCATCCCAGTCAACACGTTTAATTGACTTGAGCTGATCCAACCGCAGAAACTTCTCGCCAGGCATCGAAGTTTGCAGATCTTTAATGTCTCTAGCTGTCTTTAATCCTACTCCAGGTAATGCGTCAGCAATCTGCCTGGCACTTGCCGTATTGATATTCAATCGAACATCAACAGGGAACGTTTCTTTATTTGACGGTTCTGGAGGAGTAACGCCATCTTGCTTCAAGACTTCACGCAAGCGCTCCTTTGTCCGTTCTTTTTCATTGGTTGCGGAAAGATGCGGGACGAGGTTATCTTTTTCAAGATAATGAACCTCGTCCTGCGCATCCACACACATTACAATTCCTTCGCCATAATCAGCAAGGACTTCGACCAATCCGCCAGTCAGTTTGTATTGATAGAGCATTTAAAGGTTAATTGCACTATCAATACATTAACTGACTCAACTTACATCAGCCGTTAACGCCAGGGCCATCGCCACCGCCAATCTGGGACGGGAAGTCGATGAAGCCTTGGATCTCACGCCAGCCAGCAGCGCTAGCAGCACGGAGATAGTTAATGCGGCAAACAATGTAACCGGTCTTACCGTTGGCAACGTCAGTAGTACTGATGTCCACACCAGAACCGTTAGCAGTTGTAGCAGCAGCAGTAAGCACGCTGTACACACCAAAGGTTGTAGCACTGGTCACTTTGTAGAACATCGAGCTGTAGAAGTCAGCAGCAACGATACCAGCAGAAGTAACAGAGTTAGCAAAAGGCAGAGAACCAGCAGTAGCGTTACCGTTGGACAGAGCAGAAGCACCTTGAGCAAAGGCATTGCTAGCAGCCGTCAGGTAAGCAACAGCGTTGCCAATACCAAGAGCTTTGTTAGCGGTAGTAACGCCAGTGGGGACACCGCTGTTGTCAGGACCAAACAGAAGCAGATCGCTGGTAGTACCAACAAGATCAGCAGTCACAGGCACGCCAGGGAAACCAGGCAGAGCCCCAGTGCCATAACCAACGCCAGAAGGGATGTCCTGGGCAATGGCAATAGAAGCACCGTAAATGAACGAAGGTTGGGCGCTCGAAGCCGGAACAACCATAGAAGTCAGGTTGTCACGAACACGATCATCAACGCGACGGTCAGGGGAGGGAACCGTGATGTTGGTGAAAGTCTTAATCAAAGTTGAGGTAGTGATGGGCACATAACCAACAACTTCGTAAGCTTCAACGCCAGGCCAACCAAAAACACCTTCTTGGTTGTAACCGGAAAGACGATTGATTTGGTCGCCGGGATAAAGAACGGCACCACCACCAGTTTTGTAAGTAGCCATGATTTAGTTACCTCCTATCAAACAATGGTGAATGCAACGGTGCAGAAGTCCTTGTTCAGGTTCGCAAAACCAGCGTACAGCTGCCAGATCAGAATGATAAAGCGGCTGAAGTCGTCGTTGTTGTTAATGAGAACTTGAGCGTTAGGACCACCGATACCAATACCAACAGCCTGAGGACCGAAGAACAGACCAGGAGGAGTTGTATGGCTGATAGAACCGCCACCATCACCAATGTCAACAGTAGCGGTGAGATTGGTAAAGTTGGTTGACTCGAAGAAACGCACGCCTTCAAACACAAAGCCAGAGGGCATGATGGGCTCGCCGCCCACAAACTGAGCTTGGCCGTACTGACCACCACCGTAGATGGCTTGGTTTGGACCCATAGCGCCCATCATCGGGTTGCCAGCACCCATGCCAGGGTAACGAGCAACTTCACGGAAGCCTTGGTCAGCACGCAGATCCTTCATGAAGGAGGGATCAGCGATACAACGGTAGTAACCATCTTGGAAGACGGGAACGTTACGCTTACGCAGACCTTTGACAACTTCCAGAAGGTCGCTCTTCACGTTAAACTTGTAACGCTCAGAGGCATACTCAGTGGCGGTATAGGTGCTAACCGTGCCGCTGGTATTGGTGTGGTTGTTGGGGTAGTAGTAACCGCCTTGCGTATCAGAAGCTTGGCCACGGGAGAAGGACTTGTACAGCTCATCGAGCAGCACACGGTCACGCCAGCGGCGGTAGTCATCAAGCAGGGTCAGCGAACCGATGGACTGATGGAACATGTTAAGGTTCCCCGTGTCCAGCAGCAGACGCTGAGCGGTCATCAGCGTTTCCCGAGCAATCTTGAAAGTGCTGGGAGCGTTGGAGTTGTTCGGGTCAGCAGGGCCGGTGTACTCACGAAGAGACACAAGCACTTTGTCCTTAACAATCGAACGGCTGTTAGCAGTACCGATTGTTTGGTCTTGAGTCCGCTCGCGGCTGGCCTTGGTGCCAGGGTTGCCCCAGAACCGATAGCGGTCTAACTGAACGGTTTGACCAGGTTGTTTGGTGAAGTCGTGGACGACCACCGGCTCGGCAGCCATTTCCACGATATAAGCTGGATGGGGGCGGTACAGTTCCGCACCCAACAGCTTCGGGAAATCATTATCAATGAACATGTTGGTTATTCAGCGTAAGGGTTAGCTGATACCAGGAAGAAGCTCCTGGATTGATCACACAAACTGCAATCAAAAACCTGGAACTTCAGTCCCATTAAATAAAATTATAGCAACCACTTACTTACCTGAATTAATAACAGTGGAATCAAAAACCACCAATTACGTTGCCAGGGTTGTAGTAGTTAGGGTTCACAGGCCCCATGCGGTGATACGGACTGTACATCCCATCAGCAGGTTGCAAGTCTGCAGGTTCTCCTAAACCAATGCCAGCAACTTCAGGTGTTAAACCTGGAACACCCATTCCTAATTGCCCTTGCATTAAAGCTTGGGCCATGTCGGACTGTTGACGAGCTGCTGTAACTTTTTTAGCTTTTTTCTTTGCAGCTTTTGCCTTATTGGTATTCATCGGCGTCCACCATACATTGCAGCTTGTTGTGCCATTTGATCAGCTTGAGTCATTGGCAGATTACCGCGAGGAATCATCATGCCAGTCATCATGCGTTGTTCATTAGCAACCATTGCGTCTTGAACAACTTGAGCACGCCTTGCTGAGTTACTAGCAAGCATTCCCATTGGACCCAAGGGAGATCCTGGAAGATTTAAATGAAGGTAACCAGCTTGAAGATCATCTGCTAAGGGAGAACCTTGCCCCATCACAGGAACGGCGCCAGCAGGTCCAGGCATTGCCGTAGATGCTGATACAGTATTGATTCCCCCCAAAGATTGACCAGACATGCGTTGCATTGCTGGATTGTGTGGAGCATTAGCTGCAGCAACAGTTTGAGCTGAGCTTGGAGATAAAGAATGTCCCAGAGCACCTAACATGCCAGCGGCAGTTGGTCCTTGAACAAAAGCGCTAATGCGGTCGCGAATTGGCTGTTTAGGAGCTTGTGACATTGTTTTAACGGTAATCAATAAAGAGGCATTTGTGCTGCAGGATTAACAGCCGCAGCTTGTGCTTTTGCTGCAGCATCTTGCTTCATTTTCTGTCGCAATGCTAAAACACCTGCTGTTCCTAAGGCAGTAGCTCCCATGGCATAAGGAAGCGGCCCACCTGGGAGATTTTGTACTGCTCCCATAGCTTGTTGGAACATCGGATTTTGTCCAATATTTTGTACTGCTCCCATTGTTTGCTGGAACATTGGATTTTGTTTAATATTTTGTGCGGTTGCACCAGCAACTTGAGCAACTTTTTGTCCGGCAGTACTTTGTTGAGCTTGACGCGCTTTATTCTTTAAAAAATTCTTTGCTGCATCACGCGCTGACCGTCGTTTGCCCATTACTTGATTAACACCATCAGGAGGTCCTGCGTTATCACGCGCATCTTTGTAATCCTCAGCCGCGCGTCCCCAAGGATCTGGTAGAATGTACATTTTAAATGCTCGATATAGTTATTGTATTTCAGCTAAACCTGTAATAAAAAAAGGGCAGAATAAACTGCCCTACTTGGATTCTTAATAAATGGTTTTTATTTAGATTCCAATTATCATTCCATAACCAGAAGTTTCTGGCGGAACACATCAGGGTTGCTAGAAGCTTGGTTAAGATAGCGCCAGGCATTAGCAGGATCACGCTCAGCAAGAGCACCAAAGCTATCCCAGAAGGCAACAGGATTACCTTGAGCTTGGGGTTGCGGAGGCACTGGCATTTGAGGACGCTCAAACTGCTGTTGCTCTGGACGTGCCAGTGAACGATAACCAGTGTTCACACCTTGAGGAATAAACCCAGCTTCTTCATCGGGAATCGGATAAGGACCGTTTTCACCGAAGAACTGACAGGTGTAATCAGCAAGGATGTCTGGATCAGTCAGAATAGCTTCGTAGGCACGATGCTCATTGCCAAGTTCTTGAAGCAGACCAACAGCCTCAATCAACTGGTTGTTGGTAACAATCAGATGATTTTCAAGTTCGCAAGCGTAGTTATTGAGAACGTTGGCAGCATCAGCACCAAAATAATCAATAACTTCAAGACTTGCTGGGCTTACCCCGTTTGCCAGGAGCTGCTCCCTGCTGATTTCCAGTGAAGTTGGGGAAGAGCTGTTGGAGTAACCCTGGTTGCTGTTGGTTCCAGGCGTAAAGGTCTGCTGACCCGGATACACGCTGTTGTTGCTGTACTGGGAATACGCCTGGGAATTGTAATTGGCCGGGGCGAGTTGTTCGGTCGCTTGTGATTGTTGACCCTGGAACGGGAATTGGACCGGCGAACTCAGGAGTCCCACCACCCGGTTGAACGCTTCCTTGTAAGGGTTCTCCGCTGCTTGTGGAGCCGACGGCTGGTAAGCCTGGGGGTACGACTGAGTAGGGTTGAATTGGGGTTGCTGGACCCCCATCTGGGCCTGCATTTGCGGGGCTGGGGCCACCGCTGCTTGGTAGGGCGCCACCCATTGCGGGGTTGTAGCCACTGAAGAAGCCTGAGCCGCCGTCTGCTGAGCTACCGGCGCCGCGTAACTGGTCGGCTGGGTCTGGTAAGACTGGGGTGCCGATTGGATCGGCGCTGCGGTATCTGCCTGCATAGGTTACCTCTTTTTGAAGACTTTCTAAAGTTCTGTAAAGGAACGGGGTGAGATTTAATCTAGGGTCCGCAGCCATCGGGAGATTTGGTTGCTGCGGGTGTGGAGTCCTCATTTGTAAATTGACTAAATCAATAAACGATGAGTACGCCCTTTGTACCTCTCCTACCATTCTAAACGGATAACCAGATAGCATTCCTGCAATCTCATCATCTGTTTTTGAAGGGAAAAGGTACTTCAGTGCTTCAATGCTATCAACACCTAATTCTTGTAGGTTTCGTGTAAAGATTGACTGGTTAAGTTTGTCCTGTGCTGTATCTTCATAAACTGGTCCCATCCACCGCCAGCACACGGTTCTATCACCATCTGGCGCTAATCCAAGGACACCATCAGGAATCTTTTTAGTCTCAATGGCATTATCAATGGCCTTCTGTAAGCCCTTCTCATATTTTACTTTTGCTTTTTGATATTTACCTTGTTCAACAGGATCGTCTGGATTTTCAGGAGGATTTGGATACATTAATCCAGATGCTTGTGCCAGGCTCTTGCGGAAGATTTGTTCTTCCTGGAAGATCATCAGCTCAAAGCACTTGCACAAACCGTAGGTGTAAAGCTGCAAACACTTCTTTTTAGCTGTGGCGCTAACACGTCCGTAAGCTGATTTGATTTCAGTAGCGGTTACATTGGTAATGCTGAGGTCATCAATACCGCCTAATGCCAGTCGGATTTCTGAACGAAGCTGATCAACGTAACGAGCTTGTTCAGAACTGACGGCCATTGGCGTAATGAAACCAACGCGATCTGTTGGCTCCAGGTTGGCAATAACCCTGGGCACTCTCATGCCAGAACCAGGGCGACCAATGTAACCGGGAGAGTTGCGGCTTACATTATCTTGCTTGTAAGTAGAAGATGAAAGGCTGAACTCTGACTGGAATCCTGATTGGCTAGAAATACTAGGACGCTGGGCAACTTCTCCGTCTTGCTTTTCAATGATGTCCTGTTTAGGACGAGAAGAAAGCAGAGTTGGATTACCAAAGAATGAAAGGTTTGCCCTGATGTTTTTGACCATTTCATCATGGGCAATAACTTGATTAGCCAGCCATTCAAATTCACCGCTGCCTTCCGTACCAAACGCATCTGGGTTATTAAAAACTTCAATACAAGGAATAAATTCCAGAGTATTGATTACAGTTTTAGAGTTTAAAGATGCAAAGTTTTCAGGCATATCAAAGCTGATTTCCTGTTCGCTGTGCGATTCTTCAATCTCAGTAGCGGTGATCCGTAACCGCATGTATCGTTTATCCGTAGTAAGTCCTGCTCCCCCAAAACCACGGGAGGATTTAACTTTATAAGGATAAATAATAATTACTTCTTCTAAGTCACCTTCGGGAGTGTAGTATGTACGGTACGCATCTTTGTCAAACCAGTACAACCGATACGTTTTCTTTGTTGGCCGAATATAGAACAAACCTTTACCGTATGCCAGAAACCTATCCCAGATGGCATCTAATCGAGCGTCTAATTTGTTAAACTTAATGACTTGCTGAATAAAGTCAAAACGCTGAGTACCAAAGTTATCTTGGTCTGGATAAAATTCAACGCCCTGTCTAATCCCAAACATTTTCATTTGGGAAAGGTGGGCATTAATGAGCATGGTATCTGCTGCGCCTGTTGACTCGCGGGTTACCGCAGCACGCAACATTCCATCAAGAATTGTGTTGGTTTCGCTCATTACTTCTTAATTTGCCGTGTCTTTATCTTACTCAACCTCATAGCCAGGTGTTAGCCGTTTGAAAATAATGGAGTCATCTTCCACTTCAATATCAAATCGTTCACCTGGGACTAATCCCATGTCATGGCAGAGTTCATCGGGAAGAGAAAAGATAGCAGAGCCGTAGCTGTCTTGCTCTAATTCAATTTCAAAATACTGCATAACAAGATTGTAATGATCTAAATCGTCAATACTCTAACTCTAGTTTTCCTCTGGCCATTAGGCCATTGCACAACCATACTAAGGCATCGACCGTATCGTCGTGAGAACTGACGCCAAAGTTTACGATTTCATCTGTTAATGCTTGGAACTTACGGTACTTGTTGAACTTAATCTTGCGTTGTTCAAACAACCCCATAATGCCCCTAAAGCGTGCAACTTTGTCGCCACGGAAACCTTTGATTGGGTGCCAAATCATGTTATAGAGTCCATGATCTCCTAAACAAATTCGCTTAAAATCAGCTTCTAAAGATGCTTGATAGGCAACAGCTTCTGACCAAACATCAACACTGGTGCCAGTTGGATGGTAGTTATTTCCGTCTTTATGAACAATCCCCCACTCGTAGAGCATCTCCATTAGGGCTTCTAATTTTTCTAGGTTGCCCATGATTCGGATGCGCTTGCAGTCAATGATGTAGACCTTATCTCCTACGCGCCCACCCAAAACAAATACGCTGTAGTCATTACGTTCTCTGACGCCAGCGGAAAGGTCAACGCCAATCCCAATACGATCAAACTCTGTAGGGATTTGTCCTTTAACAATCAAGTCAGGGGAGAGGGACAGCTCACTGGTTTGAACAATTTGATTCTGGTACTGAAAACTAAAACTAATTGGTGCCTGGCGCCGACGATCTTGCAGGTATTCCAGTGACCACATTTCTGGCCAGTAAGAAACCTCATCGCCTTCCTTGTCAACAGTAACCGCAGACTGGATAAGCTGTACCCAGTTATTTGCTGGAGTAAATGTTGTGCTGTGAATATCATCATGTCGGAATCTAGTGCCAAGGCAGATTGCCCTGCCGCCTTCAAACATGGTTGGAACAATAACTGAGTTCCAGTTATCTTCCATCATTAAGCGAATATCTTTGTTTTTAATGTCGTCGGCGGACTTTACCACGTCATCGAGGATAAGAAGGTGACTACGTTTTGAAGTCACTGCACCTTTAAGACCTGCGCAACATACAGTAAATTCTTCTTCACCTGTAGATTTAATGCCAGCAAACTTCCAATCAATACTCCAATACTCGTTAGAGTTAATCCCTTTAGCAATTTTAACCGTTGGGAAGATCTCTCGATAGAGTTTGCTTTCTTCAATGGTTCGTTTGATAGCTGCACTCTTGGGGCGAGCAACATCAACCGTATAAGAGATGTAAAGAATCTTTAAGGGTTTTTTGTGTAGGGCATGTACACCAATAGCCCATGCAGTAAACAAACCAAGAACTGTGCTTTTGGCTGATCCTCGTGGAGCCAAGATGTCAACGTTAGGACCGCCAATACTCATTAAACATTCAGAATCTTCACCAGTGCAAAGATACTGATGCCATTGCATGTGATGCTTCGCAGGTTTTTTGTCACCTACAACATCACAAAAATAAGCAAAATCTGTACGCGCTCTTTCAACATCAATGTCTGATGTTTTCTTGACAACGTGTTGCTTTGCAGCAGCTCGTGCTGTTCTCCGATAAACAGAGTAGATGCTAGTTCCTGACATCCCTTTAGGTTACGCTACTAAACCTTAGGATTCTTCTGCCAGGATTTTTGTCCACACTCCCATGGAAGCAACCTGTAAAGATTCTTCAATTGGATCATCCCTAAAGATAAGAAGCAACTCCCTTAAAGAACGATCAGCACCAGCAAGAATTAAACCTTGTTTATCTGTTAAGTGTTTTTCATCATTCAATTGTTTGATGGCACCGCGCAGTTCTTTCTGCAGCATAGCAATACGGGCAGTTCCCATATCTTGCTTTACCATTCCCATGTCAATGCCTTCACGCAGCTTGGCAATGTCAACCTGCATGGAAGCAATCTCAGTTTCTAGAACCAAGTTAAAGTTTGGTTTTTTGTATTGTTGCTGTGCCCACTGATCACATTCAACAATTGAACCTTTAAACCCCATGAAACGGGCATAAAGGTACATCTGGATTGGAGAAGAAACTTTCTTACAAAAAGCAAGATAAGATTCTTTTTCGTTTTCAGTTAACCGTTCTAGCCAGGAAGTTACGCTTTGTACGCTTTTTGCGACCACTCGTAATCACGTTGAGATTTGTACTTATCATAGTCTTGTGCTTGCTGTTGTGTGAGCCTGGTTTGTTTACCTTGTTCACCGTAACCTAAACGTTCTTGCTCACCACTTGTTTGCAGTGTGCCACGAGTTTCAGCACCAGTGGCTTGCGTCTGGCGAATGTTCTGACCAGTAAAGAACTCACTGTTAGCACGATCTAGCTCAGCACCAAGCCGCATGTTTGCTTGCTGTTGTTGACCGCTAACTTCCATCAGTGCAGTCTGGTTTTGCAGTGACTGCGTAGATACCGACTGCGTGGACGGAGGCGGCGGCGGTGGTGGATTGTAAACAACAGGAGAGGAACTGCCCATTACATTAAACTCGTTGGTATCAGTATAGCAAGGTTAAAAGTTTAAGTTGTAAAAGTTTGACCAGTATAGCCAATGCGTGCAGGTTGTTTTGCTGCAATTAATTGATTCGCAAGAGCATTAGATAATCCAGCTTCTCCTGCCATTGTAGAAGCTAAATTTTGAGCAGCAATGAGACCCCGTTGAGCCGCAGCTGTTGGTGAGTTTTCTTTTAATTTATAACCTGCGGCTTGAAGCTGATAATCATACAACTTGGCTTGGTTAATGCCAGGTTGATAGATGTCCCGCCAGGCTGTAGCAGCTTGCTGCGTTGCCATGTCGCCGTATGCTTGTTGATACCTTAAAGCATCTTCGGGTGACCAAATACCATATTTTGATACATCAGGAGTAGGTTCTAAATTTGGTTTTCCGCTTGCTTTTTGTTGTGAACTTGCAGGAGCCAAGCTAAACGGATCAAAAGCAGGTGCTTCAATACCTTTAGCAGAAAATTCTGGAACTTTGTATTGAGCGTATTGCTTTAAAAAAGGCAAACTTCCTTTAGAAGCTAGATCCCAGATTGATTTTAAATCAAATGCCGAACCAGAATCTGCCATGATCAAACATACCCGCCACGCATTGTTGCAGCTTGTAACATAGCTTGATTACCTTGCTGGGCAAGTGCTTGAGCCCCAAGTTGAGCTTGTAACATAGCTTGAGCACCTTGTGCAAGACGAGTACGCAATTGAGCCCCAGCGCCTTGACGAAGAAAATCAGCGTTGGCTGCCTTGTTAATCATTTCATATTGATATGGCATCAATGTTTTCATCTGTTCTAACTGACTACGCGTTTCCATTTCTCCTCGTAACATTTGGCCGCGAGCAGCGCTATTAAGAGCCGCAACATCGGTGTAACTATCAGGACCATACTGACCTAAAGAAGGCGGGCCTGCAAGATTTACATCACCAGTTGCTCCAGGGGTAGTAACTTCTTTTCCTGCGCCCAACAGTTGCATTGAGCCTCGTAAAGCATCACCTGCTTTGCGGCTGCCACCTCCAAAAATCTGTGGGGTTGCACCAGCAATTCCAGAAGCTACTGTTGGAATTGCTGCTGAAAGTCCAAGTCCAGCAAGAGCTGCACCGCCTTTACCAATTAACTCTACTCCTGCTTTTTGCTGAAGCAAAGGATTAATTAAACTAGATGCGCCTGGACTTCTTGCAAACAGTTGAGATGCTTTATAAGCAGTTGGCGCCAGTTGGTTAGCTAATGCTGTATTTGCTAACGCTCCTCCTGCAAAACGTGAGACTGCTGGGCCAAAAGCACCTAAACCGCCGCCAATGCCTGCGCCCATAAGGGTCTTGCCAATATCTCCTCCACTTTGACCGTAGGCTTGAAGACCGCCTAGAGCTGCGCTACCTAAAATCCAAGGCCACATAATCTAACTCCTTATGTTTAGTATTTTAAGCTGAATAAGTTTATCAAAGGAAAGCAGTAGCTGCACTTAATCCTGCGGATAATAATTTTTCACCCCAGCCAGGTTGTCCAGGAATAAATTGTCCAGAACCACCGCCTTGAGTGATAATTCCAATATCAGGAGTAAATTGAGAAAATCCTGTACCAACAGAACCTTTGCCAAAAGAATAAGGTGAGTTTTGATCTTGCCCGCCAAATAAATTTTTAGCAAATCCTTTTAAAAAATCTAATCCTTTATTGCTACCTGAACTGCTGTCTTTGGTAAAATCTTTATTCCAATCTGTTTTATATGCGTCATCAAAACTCCCTCCCCAGCCAGAACTAGCTCCTGGATCAAACTTAAAATCTGTAGAAGCGTTCCAAGCCATAATTAAACGTAAGAAGCAAGTTCTTGCCAGCTACGGGCATTTGGTTGTCCTAGTGCTGCGCCTGCAGCTTCTAAACTACCGTGTTTGTGTTTTAAGTATTCTACCGGATTACTTTTTTTAATGCGTTGCTCTGACGCTTTCTGTAATGCTTTCTTCGTGGCATAACCAACACCTAATGCTGTAGCAATGCCAACGCCAGCAACAGCTAAATTTTTGTACGGACCTAAAGCTTGCCCTGCTTGTTGAGCAATATTTAAAACTGGTTCTTTGACATTAGCAGCTTTTTCTTTAAAATCATTAATTTTCTGGTGCAACTCTTCTGCTTGTTTACCAGCTGATTCATTTCCTCTTAATTTCTCACTTAATTCTTTTAACTCTCTAAAGTAATTAGCATTAGTTGTTTGTTGTTGCATGGGTTGTTTATCCCTTAGAGCTTCTAATGCATTAAGAACTCCACCTGCTTCTTTAACTTTTTTAATGTTTTCTTGAATTGCTTGTTGATTAAAAATCATTTCACCAGGCATTGTATAGCCTGCTTTTTTAGCATCGGTACTCAAGTCATTGATAACCTTTTTTAATTGATCTTCTACTTTTAATTTTTCAGATACAATTTTTGTTTTCTCACTTACAGGAAGTTTGGTTGCCGCTTGTAACCCACGCATAACAGCATACCCCGCACCAAAACCTGCAGCTGAACTAGCAGTAACAGGACGGCCTATAATGCGAATTTCAGGATCTCCTGCCAAGCCTTCAACAGATCCGCGTACAATTCCTTGTGCAGTTACAAAACTTCCAGTTTCAGGATCAATTGTTACAAGATTTCCGGGCTTGTTTCTTTTTTGAGTGTAACGACGATAGTTTACATATTGACTTGGAAGAATATCAGGACGGTCTTGTTTAAATTCTTGATACGGCAATAAATCACCAGTGCGACCAGTGAGATACCGAAGCGAAAGATCTACAGGAGCAGATACAGGTGTCCGACCTGTTGGATCTTTTTCTAGTGACGCTGGTGCTAAAGATTTGTATCCTTTGGGCCTAAGTCCTTCTTTAACATTAAGACTGCCACCAGTGCTTAAAATTTGATTAAGATACGGAGCCGCTGCTACTAAAGTTGCACCTGCAAGCGTTCCCCTCATGCCAAGAGTATTTACTACTTTTCCAGCAACTGTTCCTGCCATGCGTGGAACATTTGTGTAATGCCACCAATCTTGCCGCGTCTGATTAGTTAAAAAATCATTGATAGCGCCAGCGGCTACAGTGGTTGCTTTGCCAACATTGGTTGACTGTTTTGCTGCGTGTTTAACGTAGTCTGTAGCTTTTTTAAAAGTTGATCCGTAAGTACCATAGCGGCTTTGATAAATATTTGTTTCAGCTTTCTTTATTACATCTTGAGCAAAGTTTTGCGCAAACTTCAACCCATTATTCAAGTAATTATTTACTGTTTCTGGATTCATTACACATACCTTTTGGATGTGCCTTGTGCATACATTTGCGCAATGATTGCGCTAGGGTCTTGCCTTGTCTGATGAATAACTTCCGTTGGTTGCTTTTCAGCTTGAATTAAACTCATCTTCTGCAAGTAGCGTTGATGCTCCATTTGAGCTTGCACATACTGCTGAGCACTTAAATCATAAGTATGAGCAACATAAGCAGCTTGCGCCTCGGGCTGAATACCATTGCTAATTGAAGGCTGCATTGCGTTTGTAATTCGCGGATTCAATGCAGAAGTAATAGCATTAGCTGTTAAATCAAAAGCAACTTTTTTGCCAAACTGTTGTGCAGCAGGCGATTTAAAAAACGCGCCTAATGCTTCTCCGGCTTTGCGCATGTTATTGATATCCATCTTCTAATTCTATCCGATTTTAGTTCCAGAACTCCCTGGGAATGGTTGAGATACGTTAGTCAATCCTTCACCATTTTGATATGGAGCAGAGCGACTCATAAAAGGACCAAGATTATTCTCGTTAACGGGATCTTGTACTAACCCTCGTTGTACACCTTCTTGGTATTTTGCTAAAAATTCTTTGCCTGCTTTGTTTCCTTCATCTTCTTGATTTGTTGTATTGCCAATATCTCCAAAGTTGGGGGCAGTGCCAGCTTTGTCAATTAAACTTTGAACTGTAGAGGGATCAAACTCCTGACTATTGAATCCTGTTTTTAAAGGATTTGTTCCTGATTTAATAAAACTTGATTGCAGTTTTCTAGGATCAAAAGGAGGTGGATCTTTTTTTAAATTGTTGCCGTAAGATGCTGGCGCACCAGAGCGAACTTCTTTAGCAGTTGGAGAATCATATTGAAGTTGAAACGGCCT